ATGATCACCGACACAAAGCTCAGGAAGGCGCTCGGCAAGAAAAGAGATGATATCGAGATTATTTCTGATTCGCACGGGCTCAACGCCAGAATCAGCCAGGCCGGAAAAATATCATTTTTCTATCGGTATCGCTGGGCCGGTAAAGCGGTAAAACTCAATGTTGGTGATTATCCTGCAATGAGTATCACCCAGGCAAGAGAGCGTCGCCAGCAATTCAGAAACTGGTTAACTGAGGGACTGGATCCGCGAGAGCAGGTGAAGCTGGATAAGCAGACCCGACAGGAAGCGATGTCCGTTGCCGAAGCGTTCAATTACTGGATTGAAAGGCACTGTATCGCTAACGGGCTAGTTAAAGTCGATTACTATCGCCAGGTGTTTGAGAAACATATCGCCGAACCGATGAAGAATGTCAAAGTCGATAACACAGCGAAAATGCACTGGATCAACGTCTTCGATTCTATAGAAAGCAGGGTGATGGCTCATTACATGCTTTCGCTGTGCAAACGGGCGTTTAGGTTCTGCGTTAACAGAAGTGTGATCGCCTCAAACCCACTCGAGGGATTACTGCCATCTGATGTCGGGCAAAAGCCTAAAAAGAGAACTCGCAGGATGGACGATGACGATCTGCGCAAAATCTATCAGTGGTTGAAAAGCCATATGTCGATAGAGTCCGTTTTCCTGGTGAAATTTATTATGCTTACCGGATGCCGTACGGCTGAGATTCGACTTAGTGAGAGATCATGGTTTCGATTGGATGATAATGAGTGGGTCGTGCCTGCGGGCAGTTATAAAACTCGGGTACATATTAGAAGGGGACTCTCAGACGCCGCCGTTAACCTGGTCAGAAATCACCTCAAGAAAATAAACACCAATCACCTGGTGACTTCACAACGTAAAATTGATGGCGGGATCAAAGATTCGCCCGTTCATTCACCTGTGGCATCCAATTACGCCCGTTCTATTTGGAATGGAACAGGTATGGCAGAGTGGTCGCTTCATGATATGAGGCGGACGATAGCCACAAATCTCTCTGAGTTAGGTTGCCCGCCGCACGTAATTGAAAAGCTGCTCGGGCATCAGATGGTGGGGGTTATGGCGCATTACAACCTTCATGACTATATCGATGATCAGAAACACTGGCTCCGCGTTTGGCAGAGCCATCTTGAAGAGATCATCGGAGAGCCCTTCAGTTAATTTATCTTCTTTTTATCCTCCCACTCTTTGATTGACTCAGAGCGCCAGCGGTTAGGGTTGCCGGGCCAGTCAGGGGGTGGGAACGGGCATACGAAGCCCCGAGGCATTGTGTCTGCACTTTGCCATGACCAAAGGGTTTTGCGTGAAATTTTGTAGCGACTGGTCAGGTCTGACGTTACCAAAATATCATCCATAGCTCTCTCCAGTTGCCCGTTCGGGCCATTCAAAATCTTTTTCAACCAACCTGCCCGGGCAGGGAGCGGAGACGGCGCATGCCGGTCATCGCTGTGGCCACGTAGCTCGCCTTTCGGTTCACCACCTCCACCCAGACTTTCACGCCTTCAACCTTCACCGTATAAGTCTCTTTCATCTTGCTTCGCCCATAGTCGCCATATGTTTGCAAGTGAGCTGCCAGCGCGATGTCGCATGCTTGGCGAGCTAAAGGTGATTGCTTACTTCCTCGATTGATCAGTCGCATATAATCTCCTTGAGGGAGGGTTACCCCTCCCGGTCTCGTCAGGCCACGTATTCCGGTTTCATATCCGCCAGGGTGATGCTGAATTGATCGTGCAGTTCATCGCCTAAGTGACGCTTTGAAGATGCAAGCATGCGCTCGGCTTCAGCGAACCGTTCGGCTGCATGCGGCTCGTCGGGCTGGGGCAGGGATTTAATAGCCTCCTCAACCTTGTTGCGTGCATCCACTAGGTAATAACGCTTTACGGCTTTGTTTTTCAGCTCGGTGAATAGTGCGGATCCCAGCGTAGCTTTCGCCGTTTCAATGTCGGCACGCAGCGATTTGGCGCTATCCACGTCCTGAGCAGATTCGATGCGTTCGCGGAAATCATCGGCAAGAGAGTCGACATTTACCGACGATTCCTGTGCGCTTTGCGTGGTTGTGACGGTGTCACCTGAGATATCAGCCAGGCTAACGCGTTGCGGCGTTGGGTTGATCTCTTTTTCTGTGCGCTGTTCAATCTCATCAGGGGTGTACACACCAAGAACAACTGCAGGGCAATACAGGCGCGCCCAGTATTTGAGTGCCAGATAAGCGATCTGCTGTTTCGGGTTTGATACCCAAAGTGGAGAATTACGTGTGATTACGCTGGAGAGGAAAACAGGCTCTCCCCAGGTGATATCACTTTCACCGCGAATAACGGCACCTACCCGTACCGACAGTCCTTGTTCATCAGCACTTTCCCAACCGCGTACCATTTCTTTCTTGTCGTACGTCCCGCCACCTTTCGCAGGCTTTTTAACGGTTATCTCGCGGCTGCTGGCACATTTCGACCAGTCGCCCTCGTACTCATAGTGAAAGCGGCCAACGATGGCGTTTGAGCTGGAGATCACCGCATTAACCAGTTGCGCTTCGTATCCCAGGACACCGTTAACCAGGTGCGTCTTTTGCGCCACGGCGTAAGGGTTCATACCCCACTGCATCGCCTGCATGATGATGGCCATGCAGTCTGCCGGATTGCCGCGGAGGTGCTCAGGCACCGTTACGGCTGCCTGTGCCATCAACCCGGCGACAGACTGAAGCTGGGTTAAAGCCTGCACGTTGAAAATGGCATTGCTGGCTGAGATCGTGTTTGGAGTCTGCTGTTCAGCGGTTACGATATTCGTGTTTTCCATCATCATTCCCCTTATGCCTGAGTACGCAGCGCTTCAAGGCGGCGCAGGTCGAAGTCGTTCAGTTCGTCGGTGTAGTCAGCAGTGATTGGCGCTGGCCATTCACCTGTGTCGAATCCGGTTGCGATATTGCGCATCGCTTTGCGGTACTCGAGCATACCCAGCTCCAGTAGTTCAGCGGATGCCTCGATGATGGCGATCCAGTGGTAGTTCTCGTCTTTGTTGACGAAAATCCAGAAGAACTGATCCAGCGCTGCGGTTTCGCAGTACATAGCCGCGCTCAGGTGATAATCACGTTCAATAATTTCCCGGTGTAGCCTGGCGCGCAGGCTTTCCTGCTTAACATTCCACATGCTGATGGTTTTCAGGTCAGCACCGATACGCACGCCGTCTAGGTCGATCTCAAGGTCAGGGCGCACACGAACTTCCAGTCCCGTCTCCTCGTCAAAGCCAAAGTAGCTCACCTCAACGGCGCGGCTCGGGTGGGTTAGCAGCATGCCTGCGGTCGGGTGCGAGAGCAGTGCTGACTGAATTGCTTGCGCGGTGGCAAGTTGCTGGTGGGTAACCAGCACTTTCCCTTCCGGGTTGTTGCGCCAAGCATCGAGCAGCTCGTCGGCGAACACTGCATCTGGTTTGACTGCCTTCACGGCCTGAATCAGATCGGCCTTCGTGCCAGAGACTTTCAGCGGTTGCAGCTTCTGAGCTTCCTGCGCGACCAGGTCAGGATTGATAATCGCAAGTTGTTCGAGTAGTGCGTCGCAGCTGCCGCTGGTTTTAATCTGCGCTGGCAGGGTGGCGTTGTACTCTTTGATGCACGCCTTCATTGCTGTTGCTGTCTTCTTCTGATCTGCATCGATACGTTGGAATTCAGCTGGCAGCGCCATATAGTTCTGCGCCGTTTCATCCAGGCTAGCGCCCAGCGGCACCAGCGCTGGCAGGGTGGCGTTGTACTCTTCCAGTAACACCTTGATGTCGTCGGCAGACAGCAGCGCCGGCAGGCTGGCATTGTGCTCATCGATAAAGGCGCGCAGGGTCGCGGCCGTTGTGAATGCGCCTTCAGGGATCACCGGTTCAACGCTGAATTCTGCGTCCAGTAGTTCAGGCTGCAACGCCAGCGCATGCACCAAGTTGCCCATGTCCAGCACCGCTGAGCGCTCTTTGACGATGGTTTTCTCTACGTGGCGCGCATTGAAGTACATCAGCGAAACGCGCGCATCTTTCACCTGGGTTGAGCTGATGCCGTTGGCGGCGTGGTAAACCTCGTTTGGCAGCCCTTCATAGCGGCCTGGCTCGAAATAAGCGGGATAAACAACAGCTGGTTCGTCAGATTGCGCTTCTGGCTCGGTTTGTGCTGCAACTGGTTCGGTTTGGCTTACAGAATCGCTATTTTTGGCGACAGAATCCGTATTCTGGTCTACATCGTCCTTCTGGCTGGTATCTGACTCTTCACCAGACTCCAGACTGCTTTCGCCTGGCTGTACTTCATCACCAGCTTGTTTTTCATCACTGACAGTTTCTTGAACCTGCACATTGCTGGTGGTCTCCGTAGCCTTTTTCGTGCCATGAGTTGCTGAGTTCTGCAGCAAAGCCGTAACGTCGAATATTCCGTTGCCGACATTTTTAACCAGTTCTTGTTCGACTTTCTGCGGTTGTGCTGCCGCTTCCTCTGCGCGGCGGCGTGCTCCTTCTTCACGCACGCGTTGCAGGTTCTCTTCGTGAGTGCAGAAGGATTTGCGCGGAGACTCCTTACCTTCAGGTTGGGGAATTTCCTGTGCTGCGGGTTCAGCCTCATGCAACGGCAATAACTCGACCGCGGAATTGAACGCGGCTGTCATGGTCTGGTTAACAAATTCCAGGTGAGCGACAGGAGTTAAATGAATATTTTCCGGTGCGATACGTACCAGGTTAAAAATAGCCGTGCGGTTAACACCCAGAACGCCTGGCTGATTGCGCAGGATGTTGCTCCATGATTTCCATGGTTCTTCTTTTTTGGTCACGATTTCTTTAGCGCGACGAAGAATGCTGCCCGGGATCTCGAAGTGGTTGAAGTCCATAGGCAGAAGGGCACACGCAATCTCTAAATCGAGAGTGTCCAGTGTGTGGTGTGCGTCAGGTCCACGGTCAGTGACGTAACCGCCGTCGGCATTAGTGCCGGAATCAGTACGCTGCACACTACTGATGCGATTACCGGCGGCCCATTCGCGAACGAGGATACCGCGGTCGATGTGATCTGTAGCGAACCACAATTTCAAAAACTGGATTAAGGTTGCGAGTTCAGGGATTTTTCCATCGACAGGGAAGACTTTCTTAACGGCATTCACGACTTTATGAATATCGTGCTCAATGGCTTTTTTGAATGCTTCCACATTCTCAGCTGCCAGCAGCAGGTTCTGGACGTACGCGTCATCGGTGTCCATCTCAAGGCGGACAATCTCATTTTTCTGCCCTGCGTCGATGTGATAGAGATATTCACCATCACCGATGAACTGAGCCAGTACGCGCTGGCGGAATGGCAGGGTGGCAACAACGATCAGGTTCGGTTGCTGTGTCTGCTGGGATTGCTCTTCGGTATCGACTTCACCATCAACGACGCCACCTTCTGCCCGGCCGTTCTCGTCGGTCTGGATACCGTCCTCAACAGTGAGATCTTGACCCGTTGTAACGTCAGCAGCGTTGCTGGTTTCAGTTTTGAGCAACTGCAACTTACCACTGCGCCAGTCTTCTACCAGTTGATTGCGGTCACCGGCATCGGTGTTCACCCAGTCAGACATGAATGCAGCGATCAATCTTGGTTCGTGCTCTTCGTCTGGTGTGAAAATGTCCTTAACCGCCCGAATCATTTTCCACTCAGCATTCAGGCTGAGTTTGGCGGTCGCGGGCACATCGTTCCTTGCCACAAGCAGGCTATGGAGATATGTATTGCCTTCATCCAGTGACATTTCGCTGGCAGCCAACTGCTGCTCTTTAGTGACGTGGGTTTGGTATTTATCGTTCATCAGATGGACGGCAAAGCGGACCGCTGGAGTACGGTTTTCAACCGGGACAATTTCGGACGCAGTCGCATCTTCAACGATTACGGTCGGAGTAGGTGTGTAGGGGGCGTCAACGGAACCAGTAGACACACCAGCGGCTTTTGGCAGCCAGGTGCGCCCATCGTCCTGAAGCTCGTAGCGATCACACCAGGTAAAATCAACTTCACCTTCTTTCGGCAGGCCGTCGACAACTGGGAAATCAGTGCGAATCGGTTTGGCGTAGTCCTTACCCCGACCTGTTTCGATACCTGCATCTTCCAGCGCAACATCCAGCATCAGATTGGCGCGAGCCTCGGTTTTAGCAGTGAACCAGACCACTGCATCTTGCTTTCCGGATTTCTGAGTGGCTTTAACCACATTAAAGAATTCCATGTGAGATCCTCATTTTTGGGTGTTAGAATCCCCGGACCATTGATAGCGCCCATTGGGTTAACTTTGGTTTTAATGTTGTTTCCGGTGTAACTTTGGTCGGTACCACCGGACGTAGATCCCGCCTTGCGCGGGTTTTACGTTAGCCTTCGTGAGCCATCTGGTCGTGCGAAGCGCAACGTTTGGAGCAATACTCTTTTTCTTTGCGCGCCAGCTGTGAGCCGTTGCGATAGAGAAGGGTGCTCTTGATTACTTCCTCCGTTTTAACCGGCTTGCCGCAATATCCGCATTTCTTGTCTAACATGACATCCTCCGCTAGTGGCTGAGTCCATGCCCCAGACCGTTCAGATAAACTTCAACCAGCAAATCCTTGGTGTAAGTCATTTCTACGCCGCGATGCAGATACAAACGTCCGCGAGCGTTAGCTGATGCCGTCCAGGTTGAGTCTTTGTGTTTGACGAGCATCCCCGGCTGAACTGCGCCGCGGTTTACTGTCTGTGTACCGTAGTGCTGATGAACCATGATGTTCTCCAGTTTTTCTGAGTGAACTTCGCTGGTGGTGCCGCGGCGCTGATCTTCACGGTTGAGCGTTTTAACTCTGCAATTCACCACCGCGAAGCTCACTCTGTGCTTTGCCCTTGTCGCCAGGCTGGCGGAACGTTTCAAACCTACTGCGCGTTAATCTCACCACCTCATTCCGGTCTTCGTATGCCCCGGACAGCTTCTTCGTGGGCGTCCTGCTTTGGTGGTTGTGTTGATGGAGTAATTAAACACAATGTTTATTTACGTGTCAACATAATGAGTGTTTTTATATAAACAAAAAGTTTAGTTGGTTGCGCTCGTTGGCACGAGTAGTATGTTTTGTGGTCTATTTTGTGGTTATAAAAAAATCGATGAGGGTGAGTTATGGATCGTGACGAACTGGAAGAAGACCGCGCAGCGTTTATTGCGGGGGAGATTGGTGGCGCAGTTGTCAGTCTGATAGCTAACGGGATTGTGATCAGCCGCGATGCGATTGTGGATAGTCTAGAGGCTAAGCGCAGGGTAGTGGGAAACGTCATTCACAAGTGGGTATTGCGGGATGCGGCTGCTATGGTGAGAAAAGGGCAATAAAAAACCCAGTTCGGTAACTGGGTTATTGCTTTATTCAACAGATGATGGGGGGGTCGGTGCTTTCTTAAAGATCGACCACTGAGAAATGTAGGTCAGCAACCTTGAGCTTAACTCGAGTTCTTTTTGTAATATTTCGTCATAACGTTTTTTTGCTGCTTGCATGGTCGCATCACTAGCGTGATTGTCATCCATAATGATCTTTAGCCTTTTCTTTTCTCGGCTTGAGCATATTGTAAATAACAGACCTGTAAATGACATTCCACCAAAATCCTTTAACGTTTTGATTACAAAAAGAAGAATCAAAGACAGAAAAGGAACAGATCTGTAGGCCCAATCACGAAACTCACCGTCAGGAAAGAAGATAGGAATAGCATCTGTAGCATAACCACATATGAGGGAGACAATTAGAAAAGGTAGTCCATTTTTAGCTACATTTTTAACGTTATCGTTAGCCATGATTTTTTCCCGAGAACGATTTCGAGTCAACATGTAACTTTTGTGTTTTGACTACATAATACGCAAATCCAATCTTAACTAACCAATAAGCTACTGGTATGAGTGCTGCGTAAAGAGGGATATAGTACATAACCTTACCTCCTGTTAACCACACTATAACACCTAGCATCACTATTAGCGCGACAGAAAATGCTTTCAGCCCAACACAGCTATCAGGATGTGAAACACTGTTCCTTAGCAACAATATCCTGGATTCATCAAGTGTGTAAGGAATATCGCCAACATGATTTTCGATTTTTGGGAAGGTCTCAAATACTTCAACCCGATCAATCGAAATAATTGAGCTTGATTGATGATCTAAGCAAACTGCAGCCACTGTTATCCCTCTCGAACCTTTAGTGATACTCGGTTAGCAGCAAATGTGGCAATGAAACCACATTCTACACATATAACAGGGAATGCCCATATACCTCGGCCAGCTGAATGAGGTAGAGGAAGGGTAATTATTGCAGGATAGTCTTGACTATCTTCTCGTGGAGGAACTCCCCAAAGCGTATGCTTACAAAGTGGACAGGCCATCTCGCCATGTTTTTCTTCGAGGCGTTGAAAATAATCTCGAAATTCTTGTCTTGATATTGATAGCGTCAATGCTGTTGTATTGACACTTTCCTGACTTTTTTCTTCTTCAACCTGTTCGCCCATCTCAGCTCTCAATATAATGATAATTAACTGGTAAGTGAATTTTGCATATCGTTAAGATGTATCCCATTGGTACAGAAACATCTGAGGGGTAAGTAGCTTTTAACTACCGTGCTACTCACCATCCCCCTTAATCCGCCGTCCCATGTACTTGGCGTACAGTTCATCGAGTTCTTTCAACCGTAGAGATACGATCCGCAACATGTTCTGTTGTTCTTCTTCGTTTGGGAGTTGATTATAGAGTTCCAACAGTCTCCGTTCGTCGTGTCTCAAACCGTCCTTAGCATCCACGTCCTGACCTAGAACCCACTCAAGACTTACGCCTAGCGCATCGGCAAGTTTTATTGCTGAGCTTTTTCCTATCGCTCCTCTGACAAACCAGTTGTTGACTGATTGTGCGCTCACACCACAGATTCTCGCTATATCCGCTTTGGATATGCGCTTCTTCTCGATGATTTCATTTAACCGCCGAACCTGCGGGTTATCTGTTTGGTGTGTGTTTTTTCTCATATATCAAGATTCTAAACTAAAAGTTTATCGCCTCAACATTCATAATGTTGACTTGAACATAAACATAATGTTTAATTTGGTTCGTTATTACTTGGAGCCAAATATGAAAGCACTTGATAAAGCAATATGCATCGTAGGGGGTGCAACCCGTTTAGCAGAAAAGCTCAATGTATCCCCAATGACGGTCAGTCACTGGCGTCACCGTGACAATGGATTCGTACCGGCTAACCGTGTCATTCCTATTTTCAATGCTACAGGTGTAACTCCACATGAGTTACGCCCTGATTTGTACCTCAACCCTACGGATGGATTACCGGCTCAGGAAGCGAGGGCATAACCATGCAGTCACTATCACTTCATCAAAATAGCGGATATCAAACGGCTGCGATGATAAATCGCAATCAACCTGTCTCGGTAGATAAACATGACCAGATCCGCGATGCCGTTCGTGCGTGGGCGGGTGTAGATGGTCAGGATGTCGTTTCTGCTCTGATCATCGAAGAGTACCAGGCTCAAGGGGGAGACGAGATCACTTTCCCTGATGACCTCAGCCGACAGCGTCAGAAGCTTTTCCGCTTTCTGGATAACCATTTCAACAGCGAACGGTACCGCGAAAACGTTCGCCAGTTGACTCCGGCAATCCTCGCTGTCCTGCCGATTGAATACCGCAATCGTCTGCTACCAGAAGACAACGTAATGGCTCGTCTGGCAAGGCTGGAGAAGGAAACCAGCGAAGCGAAGATTGCTGTCGCAATGGATGCGCCACGTCATCAGAAGCTGAAAGAGTTGAGCGAGGGGATCGTGGAGATGTATCGCGTTGACCCTGGGTTAACCGGTCCGTTGATGGAAATGGTGCAGATTATGCTGGGGGCTATATGACCGGTTCAAAAATGGCGAAAGCCGCGGTGCTCGAACACCAACGGCTTTCAGGTGCAAAAACAGTGCGTAATTGCGGAGAACAGTATGTCAAACACCGCTGAAATAATCAATTTCCCAAATAAAACCGAACAACCGGGAGGTCGTATGGCCGACCTGTCGAACGGGTATACCAAGGTCGCTAACGAGATCCAACAGCTTAAGCCTCGCCTGAGACTGTCAGGCCGGGAATGGCAATGTTTTGAGGCGGTGATCTGGCTTACCTACGGCTGGAACAAGAAACAGGACCGCGTGACAAATACGGTTATTGCCGAGCTTACGGGCCTGAGCGATACGCATGTATCGGACGCGCTTAAGTCTCTCGCAGAACGCAAAATCATCTTTTCACAGAAGCAGGGCATGATGAAAATCGTCGGTGTAAACACTGACCTTTCAGCATGGATTTTAGACAAACCGGAAACGGGAAGAAAATTCCCGAAAACGGGAAAATCCTTCCCGAAATCAGGAATAACTTTCCCGAAAACGGTAGACACCCAATACAAGAACAAGAACAGTATTAAAAGATCTTCGTCCGAGAATTCTGACGAATCCTCTGACGCACGTCTGAAGAAATTTTTATCAACTCATCCTGAAGCTGCGGTCTACACACCATCCGGTGCGAAGTGGGGCTCTGCTGAAGACCTCGAGACAGCTAAGTGGATTTCCTCCAGGGTGAAGCTGATTAACCCAACCTGCAAAGCCCCGGACATGACCTCCTGGTCTAACACTGTTCGCCTGATGCGCCAGATAGACAACCGGTCGCACCAGGACATCTGCGCGCTGTATGACTGGGCTAGCAAACACCACTTCTGGCAGACCAACATCCTGAGTCCCGAAAGCCTGCGTAAGCAGTGGGACAAGCTGACAATGCAGCGTAACGCCGGAGGTGAGCAGCGCGCTGTCAAGCCAGATCTGGACTTCAACAACACTGACTGGGCCTATGGGGTGATCCGATGAAATCTCTTGCAGAGCAGATGCGTAACCACGACCGCGAGCAGATGAGCCGCATGGCCCATAACCTGCCAGAGCAGTACCAGGAGTGCGCGCCGGTCGAGCAGGTGGCGCAGGTATTCAACAAGCTGTTCAACGAGCTGCGCGCCGCGTTCCCGGCCAGCATGGCGAACTTCCGCACCCAGGAAGACCTGAACGAATTCCGCCGTCAGTGGCTGCTGGCGTTTCAGGAGAACGGGATCCACACCATGGCTCAGGTCGATGCCGGCATGCGCATTGCCCGCCGCCAGGAGCGCCCATTCCTGCCGTCGCCGGGCCAGTTCGTCGCCTGGTGCAAGCAGAGCAGCGGCGCGCTGGGCGTCAACGTTGACCAGGTGATCGCCGAATACTGGGACTGGCGTAACCGCTCGTTCGAATTCATCTCCAGCGAGCAATTTCCATGGTCGCAGCCGGTCATGTACCACATTTGCGTAGAATTGCGCCACCGCAGCACCGAGCGCCAGTTAACGCATGGTGAACTGGCACGCGAGGCAGGCGATCTGCTGGACATGTGGGAAAGGCGCGTCACCGAGGGTAAGCCAGTGCCGCCGGTACGCCGGGCTATTGCCGCACCAGCTGCCGAGCAAGGGCCGACGCCGATCCAGCTGCTGCTGGCCAAGTACAACCGCAACAAGTCGAACGGGATGGTGTGACATGAACATAACAATCCGTGAGCAGGTGCTGGCAGCCCTGCGCAACAACCCAGGGTTGAACAACGCCAAACTGGCAGGGCTTATCGGCATGGACACCAAAAAGATATCCGGAACGGTGAGCACGCTGCTGGCAGACGGCCTGATCCGCTGCGAAGGAAAATACGGCCAGCGCCTTTACAGCCTGACCAGCTACGGAATGCGCTTCGCCCCTGACACGATACCTGGCATGAAGCAGGGTAAGTCGAAGTTAATTCAGCGGACGGACACAAACGTGATCTGCCAGGAGTGCCGCAACAGCGCGGCGATGAGAAGGGTATTGATGGTTTGGGGGAGGGTAGGGGTATGAAAATCGAAGATATCAAAAACGTTGCGGTGTTCTTCAATATGAACGGCAAGACAGTAGCGTTACGAATGGATGCTGAGCAGAAGCGGATCGTCGCATTAATGGCGCTTAACACGGCTGATGCTCGGGCAGAACTGATTGAAGTGCCGCACATGACTTTACCAGCAGACCCAGCCATGGAGGAGGCCGCCCAATGAGCAACATCGACAAACGTGGATTACGGGAAGCAGCGGAGAAGGCGACGAAAGGCCGGTGGGCTGTTGAGTTCGACGATGAGATTTACTCCACTGACGGCGTGAACCATGAGCAAATAGCCATGGTATTCAGTGAAAACGAAGCGCGTGATGCTGCATTTATCGCCGCAGCCAACCCCGCCACCGTGCTGGCACTGCTGGATGAGCTGGAAGCCGCAGAGAAGCGCATAGCAGAACTGGAGGCGCGTTCATTCAATCCAGCAATTCTGGATGTGGTAGCCGAACGTCAGCGGCAACAGTCGGTTGAAGGATGGACTCCTGAACATGACAACGCATATCAAAATAGCGAATTAGCAGATGCAGCGGCTTGTTACGCAATTCATGCGCACAACCAAGGTTTCTCCACTCCAGCACATTGGCCGTGGTCGCCTGATTGGTGGAAGCAATCAGGAGCACGCTGCGACTTGGTAAAAGCTGGCGCTCTTATTCTGGCAGAAATTGAACGCATTGACCGCGCCGCTGGCATTGGCGTGAAGGGGGAATGAGATGTCAAAGTCACCAATGAAACTCATGCTACGGGCATGGAACAAAGAGCTTAAAAATCCAGAATGGGGCATGGGCAATCGTAAACACCGCAAAGCTTGTGCTCGTGATTTTGCCGGAGCCAGCATAGAAACCGATGCTGATATCCCTAACCAAGCCGAAGCAGATGACCGCCTGGCGGAAGAACTTACTTACTGGACGGACTAACCCATGACAACTAACCACCCGGCGCACGGTCATGTATCACTCGATCGCCTGCACCAGATACGCGAAATACTCAGCAACGCAGCAGCACAAAGCGACGGCGGTAATCTCGGCTACGCAATGGCTGATGCTGTGAAGGTGATTGATGGAGTTCTGGAGTCGATGGCCCGTGAGCAAGTACGCCGTGAGCATGCTACATGGTCACAGGCTACTTTCGGCGATGTCGGTCCAGTTGGTCCGCTGAAGCACCTTTCCAAAGAAGCGCTCGAGGCGGCAGCTGAACCAAGTGACCTTACCGAATGGGCTGACATGCAATTCCTGTTATGGGATGCGCAACGTCGTGCCGGTATCAGTGATGAGCAGATTACCCTGGCGATGGTAGAAAAGTTGGCGGTTAACAAACAGCGCGAATGGCCTGAGCCGAAAGATGGTGAGCCGCGTCTGCACATCAAGTAGACTCTTATGGATAATTGAACCCTAATTCATTATGAACATAATAAGGAGTCCTTATGTCTTACATAATGCCTGAAAAAGGCCAAATGAATGAATATGGAATTGAGGCTTTCGGGATCCCGCTTACCAGTAGGCATGGAGTTGCGATGGAACTGTCTCAAATGCTACGTTTTTCTTACTATGTAGCTTCAGTTGGGCTTGTAAAATGTATTGAAAGTGTCTTCTATGATTCAGGCTCTTGCTGCTGTAATTTTGAATTTATTCCCGGGTTTAATGAGTATTCGGAGGAGGCAGAAAAAATTAGACAGTGCGCGCTACGTTCGATTGGGCAATTTGAATGGTTCGGTATGATTGAACACGGCGACATCAACGGCTAAGTGTTTAACTCCAATAGCAAACGAATAAAAGCCTCTAAGTTAGAGGTTTTTTATGTCTGAAAGGTAGCATTACCAAGTCTATGGTTGCCTAGCTCAGTCAGGCTTGTATTTGGTTGCTTAGCAATCAACTCATGCGACATGAGCGGGATCTTTCTAATCATCATTTTCGGTAAATGATTTTGGTTGCTTGGTTGACAAAATCGAGAAAATGCGAAAATATATGGTTTACGAATTCCAAAAAAAGCGAAACTTGAAATGAGCGACAACCAGTTAGCACCTTGTTGGGAATTTCAGCCTTACCTTGCTGAAAGCAATGTTCGTCAGTTGTTAGCGGAAATTGCTAATGTACTCGAGCAATTGTACTACCACAAACACACACTGGACAGTAACTGGTCCGAAGGTGTAAGGGCTTATGATTGGGTCAGAAATCATTTGATTCAAAGTGAAGGGACACTGCCGGGTCTGGAAATGGTTTCGAAGGGACTGGATTATGTGGTTGCGTTAAATAAAGTGCCGCTGCAGTTCTCCAAAGATTGCATTAATAACCCGAAGAAGAAGCATCGCCTTCTTCGAAATAGGGTGGAGCATGAGCAACTTTCATTGTTCGGTGAAACTGAAGCCGAGCAAGATATTACATGGCGGATCATCGCCGAACCATTTTTATCCGATGAAGAAGATGGCGAGCTGGAATCAACATTGCCTCGCTGGGAAGTGGCTTTAGTTGGGTTTAACGCATATGGTGCCCAGATCAGTATGGTTTCACACCAATCTACTGCTTCAGCGCCGCTTATGTCTCTTGATACCAACACTCTTCCGGATGAAGCTGAGATTGGCAAAGCCTCTCTTCGCCGCCGTAAAAAAGATCAAGATTTGGATGTGAGCAGTAATGGAACATCAAGTGAATGACTTTGCTGAGTATCGTGGGGATAAGCTCAAATTAGCCAGAATGGCTGTTGGGCTCTCCTGCGAAGAGTTAGCGGAGAAAATTGGTAAAACAAAACAATTCGTTAGCAAATTGGAAAAAGGGTTTAAACCATCAGAACAGTTGTTAGAATTAATCTCATCTGCGCTGATGATTAAATCTGATTTCCTATTTACTGAACGAAAATATGCTTTAGAAAGCGATGTTTGCCATTTTCGGAGTAAAAAATCGAGAACCCAAACATTAACCAATAGTGTTCTGGCAAGGGCGGAGATTCTTAACATTATAATCTCTGCCGTTGAGGGAGAAATCGAGTTTCCTGATGTTTTCATACCTGAGCACCCCGGTGCTGAATTGCTGACTCCAAATGATATTGAACGTGTAGCGGAAGACTGCAGAAGAGCATGGAACTTAGGGCTGGGACCTATATCCTCAATGGTCAAACTGGCTGAGAGTTTGGGGGTTATTGTTGCTCATGTGACAGGAGTGGATGACCGCGTAGATGCTTTTACTGTTCATAACAACAGGCCAGTAATCATCCGAAATAACGTCAAAAAGAGTATATGCAGATTCCGATCAGATTTAGGTCACGAATTGGGGCACTTGGTTATGCACGAAGGTATAACCACAGGAGATAAAGTGACTGAATCGCAAGCGGATCGTTTTTCAAGCGCGTTGCTAGTTCCTCGATTGTCCTTTATTAAAGAGTTTCCCCGTATACGAGGAAGACAGTTCGATTGGAACGCCCTAGTTGAGTTTAAGCTTCGGTGGAAGATTAGTCTTAAAATGTGCATTTACCGAGCAACAACTCTAGGCCTGCTGACGCAGGAGCAGGCAAGAACAGGTTATATGCATTTGAACTCTAAAGGATATACGAAAGTTGAACCAGGAGATGAATTTATTCGCCCGGAAGAACCGAGTATGTTAGCTGAGGCGATTGAAATGCTGGATGATGCAACATGGATGAGCATTCTCATGAAAACTGGTTTAAGCCAGGAGTTGGTTAGGGAGTTATTCTCGGTAAACCGCCCACTGTCAAATCCAAGAAATCTACTTCAACTGGTTTGACTCAAAGCTTGTAATAAACCCGCTATATGCGGGTTTTTTCTTTCTGGTAGCGCGCTGTGGTAACGCTGTGCCTCCAGCGCTCGCTGAGGCGCTGGTGCGTGCTAATTTGCCGGAGCTTTGTCAGCAGAAACAAATAGCGGCGTAATAAAACATTGCTAATTCAACCCGCTACGGCGGGTTTTCTTTTTTTAATACTGACAGAAAATTAACAATTTGTGCTCTTAAAACGTTGATCATTTCCGTGCATAGGTATACTGTATAAAAACACAGTACATGCAATGGAGGCTATTATGAAAGTTGAATTAACCATTGATCGCATGAAAGAACTTCCTAAAGGCGCAGTACCAGCACTGGAGAAAGAACTGCTTAAGCGCCTGAATGATCACTATGACAATTGCAGGCTCACAATCCGCCGTGCCGGGTCCGATGGGTTAAGTGTTTTTGGTGGTGACAAGGACGATAAAAAGAAAATTGAATCAATCCTCCAGGATACCTGGGAAAGCGCTGACGACTGGTTTTATTAGAATTGCGCTTAAGGCTGGCGCGCATTTTTCAGAATACCGCAATTTGCGTAACCCTCTGATGCTGCTGCCGACAATCTTTAATCGCGTCTGTTAGTCGCTCGAAGGGAGAACATAAATGTGAGTGATTCAGCTTTGCAAACGTCAGAAGACAACTGGTATGACATTGTAAGAAGGTCTGACGGCTGCGTGGTGTTTAGCTTTCCTTCATCGGGCAGGCATCTAATTTATCGCGTCAATGGCATGGTTTCTATGCGGCCTTTGCTGGATGATGAAGAGGTCTTTACTCCTAATGGTTTTATGCAATTTATCCGCCGTCTCGGCTACCGGGTAACACCACCTTCTGATAATATGAAATCAACGGTCTGAACAACCGTAACCTACTGCGCCACGGAGAGAAACCATGGCGCACGAACTACAACTCATTAAGCAGTCCTCAGGAATTCTGATCCCCGCTACGCCGGAGACCAGCGATATTCTGCAATCAAAAATCAAACTTGGTGCCGTATTGGTAGCCGAATTTCGTCAGGTGAGGAATCCAGCATTCCATCGCCGTTTCTTTGCGCTCCTGAATCTCGGGTTTGAATACTGGGAACCCACCGGTGGGGCGATTTCTTCCAATGAACGTAAATTGGTGACCGGGTACGCTAAATTCCTCGCGGCATTTGGTGGAAACGAAGGCGCACTGCTGGATGCTGCCGAGCAGTATCTGGACCGTATCGCCGATAAGCGCGCCGGTAGTATCAGCATCTGCAAATCCTATGACGCATATCGTGCATGGGTGATCATCGAGTCTGGCCACTACGACGCCATACAGCTTCCCGACGGCACCCTTCGCAAACACCCCCGCAGCATTGCCTTTGCCAACATGGACGAAACCGAGTTCCAGCAGCTGTACAAAGCCGCGCTCGATGTTCTGTGGCGCTGGGTATTGTCCCGGGCATTCAAGGACCAGCGTGAAGCGGAAAACGCCGCATCGCAGCTCATGAGCTTTGCGGGGTGATGGCGATGAAATATTCCTGGTTCCACCATCACGAATGCACAACCGATCAGGCCGACGAGCTGGTGGCCAGTTACCGTCGTCGTGGCGCCACGGTAGAACGTAGCCTGAATCGCGACAACATCACCTGGACTATCAGCGCAAAATTGCCTGAATGCGAGCATCCGGCGCGTACACCAAGAACCTTTCGACAAAAGGTCTGGGGGTGATTATGGCTAAGTTACCGCGCCGGAAGTGCGCCAACAAGGAATGCCGCCAGTGGTTCAATCCAGTACGCGACACGCAGACCGTCTGCGGTTATGAGTGCGCCAGCGCCGTCGGGAAAGAGCAGACCAGAAAAGCCCGGGAGGCTGCACAACGCAAAGAGTCTGCCAAGCAGCGCGCCACTGAGAAGAAAGAACGTGCAGCCTGGCGCCAGCGTAAAGCTGCAGTTAAGCCGCTGAAGCACTGGATTGACCTGACGCAGCGTGCCGTAAATGACATTTGCCGCGAGACGGAGTTGGCGGAGGGGCGGGGCTGTATTTCCTGCGGAACTAAAACGGCGTTCGCCTGGCATGCTGGCCATTATCGGACTACGGCAGCCGCTGGGCATCTGCGCTTCACTCGCTTCAACATCCATCTTCAGTGTGATGTCTGCAATGTCTACAAATCCGGGAATATCGAAGCATACCGAGCCGCGCTGGTGGAACGTTATGGCGAAGAGCTGGTACTAGCGCTCGAGAACAATAACGCTCCGCATCGTTGGACTATTGAAGAACTGAAGGAAATCAGACTGACCGCGCTGGCTGACCTGCGCGCGCTGAAAAAGCAGGAGGCAGCATGACATTCGAATCCTATTTTGCCGATCACCTCCGCGTTCGTTGGCAACGATTGCGCTTATACCACTTTCCGGGCTCTGTGCTGACGGATTACAGAATACTGAAGAACTACATCAAAACCATAGGCGGTGCAGTATGAATACTCAATTTCTCGAATACGTGCGCCAGCAGTTGATGGTGGCCACCGCCGATTTAAGTGGTGCGACGAAAGGGCAGTTGATGGCGTGGCTTGAAAACGCGCAGTTCGATACGGGAACGTTTAAACGTAAAAAGCCTCGAGTGCTGGATGAAGTGACCGGGGAAATGATTACGCTGGATAACCCGCCAATACCGGGCAAGCAGTCGCATGCCAAGGGTTCGCATATTCCCCTGGTGCAGCCGGTTGAATACTCCAGCGCATCGTGGCGCCGCGCACTGATGTCACTCGAAGAACACCAGAAAGCGTGGCTGCTATGGAACTATAGCGAGAACGTGCGCTGGTGCTATCAGGTGGAAATCACTCAATGGGCGTGGGCAGAGTTCCGGGAGCAGCTCGGCGCGAAGAAGGTGGCCGGCAAAACGATGGAGCGCCTGAAGAAGCTTGTCTGGCTCGCGGCTCAGGACGTGAAAGCAGAGCTGGCAGGGCGTGAGACGTACGAATATCAGGCGCTGGCGTCGCTGGTTGGCGTAACGCCAAAAAACTGGTCAGAGACCTTTACTGACCGCTGGGTTGAGATGCGCAGCATCTTCCTGCGACTGGATAGCGGGGCTTTATTGCAGGTTACGCGATCACGTTCACAACAAAAGGCGACAAATTTAGACTCAAGTCTTGCAAAACTGGATTGAAACGCATATATTTCATGTAAATCTGATATCGTCGCCATAGCTTCGTAGGTCGACAAAGAATTAAGAACCCGCCATCGAGCGGGTTTTTTGTCGAAACTTTGTTTTTATATTTGGATTGTTACGTGCATCAAAAAAGATGATGAATAATCCAAAAAAGCCGTTTTTATGAGCTTTTAATCCCTTTTTTACTTGTCAAATCTGTAATTGACTCGCTATAGTCTGTTTAGTTCTTTATCAAAAAGACTCTTTTAAAGCCTCGTTTTGAGGCTTTTCGTGTATTTAAAGACCGTAAATCACTACATCTTGTGTTTGTTGTTTTGTTTTTGAGCTAGATGTAGCTATAACGAGGGACAAAATCATGGGCGCTGCAGAATTTTACGAAAAAGTAGGTATTAAATCAGAGGAACTCCATAAAGGTGAATCTGTACAACACTATGCTATGCGCGTTCTTGCTCAGCAAGACGACCAGGCTATACGTAGTGGTGTTCTATACTCCTACAGCACTGTAAGTTCAGTTGAAGCTGTAGAGCAACAATCTCATCAACTGTACTCATATTGATAAAAGAAGAACATGCCAAATTGGATAGACGTGTTGGGCGAGATGGGTACTATTGCTCAACGTACACCAGCGGATGAGGTTCGCCACAAGTACTTACGAGAGTTGTCGAAGCATACAGGCCGAAACGTAATTTCATATTACTCAGGCTTCCTCCAGAAGGGGGGGCCTGGGTTGCAGCATTTAATACAAATGTCAGATGACGATAAAAATGGTCTTATGTCAGCCATTAACGGCTTAGACACGTCATTAGGGCTGGATATCTTGCTTCATACCCCAGGGGGAGATATTGCAGCATTGGAATCTATTGGTCATTATCTTCGTTCAAAATTTGGGACCAATATCCGGGCAATTGTTCCTATGATCTCAATGAGTTGTGGGACCATGTTGGCTTGCTGTGCCGAACAGATTGTATTGGGCAAACAGTCAAATTTGGGGCCAATTGATCCGCAGCTTGGTGGTTTATCATCTCATGCGATCATAGAAGAGTATGAGCGAGCTAAGAAAGAGATTTCTGAAAATGCTGCAGCGATCCAATGGTGGCAATTTACTCTTCAAAAGCTAAACCCGACTCTCATTGGTGAATGTGAAAAGGCTATTGTTTGGGCTAATGAAATAGTACAAAAATGGCTGTGTACTGGTATGTTTGCAGGTCATGCTAACGCTCAAGATAAGGCTAAGCGAATTTGTGATGAGCTAAACAATCATCATACAACCTATGCGCATGCTAGACATATTCATCTGGATAAAGCGCAAAGCATTGGTTTGAACATTATGGAGCTGGAGAGCGACCAAACTCTGCAGGATCTTGTGCTGACTATACATCATTGCTACATGCATTCATTTGGTACGAGTCCTGCTGCGAAAATTATTGAAAATCATAATGGCAGCACGATGATGTGGAATATTCGCTAAACGATATATCCTCGAATCACATAAGGCCACCTTCGGGTGGCCTTTTTTATTCCCCTCATTCCTGAGAGGACTCACAGCAATAAGAGGGGGCTTAATGTCCGATCCTGTTTCTGGCACTACGGTCGCGGCTGGTGGCCTGATGGGAGCCAGCGTATTTGGTCTTGCAACCGGTATTGATTATGGCGTGGTATTTGGCGCATTCGCTGGTGCAGTATTTTATGTAGCGACAGCGGCAAATATCACACGAGTACGATTGATTGCTTACTTCATGACGTCATTCATTGTTGGCGTTCTTGCCGCTGGACTGGTGGGTTCAAAGCTGTCACAGGCTACCGGGTATAGTGACAGACCATTAGACGCACTTGGTGCTGTTGTAGTGGCGGCGATGACAATCAAAGTGCTCACATTTTTCAACAGTCAGGATTTGGGAAGCCTGTTCAGTATTCTTTCGCGATTCCGTGGAGGAGGGGCCAGCAATGGTAACAAGTGATCCGTCAGCGATGGTGAATGCAGGTATTTGTGCGGTCATCGTCCTTGTCCTGATGTTCTACCAGCGTGAAGGGGCAAGACATCGCCCCGCTATATCATTGCTGGCGTACTTCGTTGTGCTGGTTTATGCCAGCGTTCCATTCCGATATCTGTTCGGCCTCTACCAGGAGTCACACTGGATGGTGGTCATCGTAAACCTTCTTATTTGCGCTGCCGTGTTATGGGCTCGTGGGAATGTGGCGCGTCTCGTTGATACGCTGAGGCATTAATGAACCAATCACAATTTCAACAGGCGGCTGGTGTAAGCGCCGGGTTAGCTACGCGCTGGTTTCCGCACATTGACGCGGCAATGAAAGAGTTCGGCATTGTTAAGCCTGAAGACCAGGCAATGTTTATTGCTCAGTCAGGACATGAATCAGCGGGATTCTCTGCGCTGGTGGAGAGCTTCAACTACACCCCAGCCGCTCTGCTGACCACATTTGGACGCCGCATTACGAACTATCAGGCATATATGCTTGGGCGTGACAAAGAAAAAGGGCACGTAGCCAATCAGCCAGCCATTGCAAATCTGGTGTACAGCAATCGCCTCGGTAACAAAGCATCAGGCGATGGGTGGAAATATCGTGGCCGTGGGCTGATTCAGATTACCGGTCTTGATAATTACCGCCGCTGCGGAACGGGATTAAAACTGGATTTAGTCAGTAATCCTGAGTTGCTGGAAAAGGATATCAACGCGGCACGTTCAGCTGCATGGTTCTACGCCACCAGCGGATGCCTGAGCTATTCCGGCGATCTGGTTCGCATCACCCAGATCATCAATGGTGGACAGAACGGCATTAACGACCGTCGTGCACGCTACGCCAAAGCAAAAGCCGCACTGGTATGAGGTCGCTATGGGACTTGAAATGATTATCGGCCTGGCTGTTGCTGTGCTGGCTGCAATTGCAGGTGCTTTTGGTCTGGGTAAATCGCGCGGTACTAACATCGCTGAGACAAAAGCGGACCAGCAACGCACTGAAGAACGTGCAACAGCTACTGAAGCTGTTGCTGAACGCCGGGTAGAAACAACGAAAGAGGCCAGCAATGTACAGCAGAGTGTTAACCATATGCTTGGCGACGATGTTGATCGTGAGCTGCGCAACAACTGGACCCGCCCCGGTAGTCGTTGATACCGCCTGTGATTGGGTAAAGCCCATCTATCTTACTGACCACGATATTGCCGTTATGGATAAGCAGACGAAGCGCGACATCCTAGTGCATAACAAAGCATGGAAGGTGAACTGTAATCCCAAAAAGGTAAAGACGAGCACTCTAAAATTTGTGGACAAGCCATGAAGTACCCGTTATCCTTTCTATAGGATTCCAAAGGAATACCATAGGAAACCAAAGGTAACATTATAGCAAAAACATATTTCCCCATCGAAGACTCTGTAGAGTTAGTGACAGCATCTAAACCACACCCAAGTAACACGCATTACAAAGTTTCTCGTGGAACTGAAATCTGGGATGGTGAAAATGTTGAGGTAATCAAAGTTCAGATGGTTTACAACGGCGAAGTGGCCGGAAGAAGAAGCCCTTCATATCCCGTTGGGACTGATGATTATCAACGTGTCCATTTAGCTATAGAAAAAATCATCAGGTCAAGATAAAAGCAAAAGGTCGCTTAGGCGGCCTTTTTTCATCGATAATACATTCACTGGGTTATATCCAATCCCGTGGTTGAGAGGCATGCTGTATTGCTACTCGACTAACTGCATTACAGAAAGCATTCACTGAGTGCCTGCGATAATGCAAATTGACGGACTCGTCAGAAATCCTTTACAAAACATGATGTTGAATTAAATTGTTGCGTGGGTTAGCTTGAGGTTAGTTCACACAGGAGGTCATATGTCACAATCAGCGCTTGCTACTGAATTAGAACTCACTGACGATGAGTTGGATTCCATACCTCTATCACCTGAAGACCTTGAGGAGAATACAGGGCATTCAGGCGATATGGTATATGAGTACTATTTCTATGTTCCCGATACTACCCCTGAAGATATTCTTAGCAAGAAAGGATGGGAAATAGGTGAGTGTGTTTACTTATCTATTAATGTTTTTGATGACCCGGATTCGGAGCAAGAATAGAACGATAAGCATAATGCACCGCCTCCGGGCGGTTTTTTATGTCAGTACACTGGAGCGTTTATGGCAACACTCAAAGACCTTTCTCAGCAATTAAAGAAGGTACAAAAGCAGGTGCCATATGCTACAGCACTAGCTATGACAAAAGTTGTTCGTCAAATAGAAACGGCACAGAAAACAGCGTTCGAACGACATCTGGAGAGCCCGACACCGTTTACCGTTAAATCAGTTGGTTCGGTGGCGGCAAGGAAGAACAACCTGACTGCAAAGGTTTTTGTCCGCGATACCGCGGCTGGTTATCTGGAACCATTCGAGTTAGGTGGAGAGCATAAGCTCAATAGCCAAGCGCTATTGAACCCCAAGAACGTCAAGCTAAACAAATACGGCAACATGCCGCGTAATAAGCTCTCACAGCTTAAAGCAAAGGAAAATGTATTCGTAGGTGAGGTTGATGGCGTTAACGCTGTCTGGCAGCGTAAGAAGCCGATGAAAGCTAAGAAGCGACGGGCCAAACGTTCCGCTAACGGGACGCGAAGACCGAAACGCAAACAGCGTTCTCCAAAGCTTTTGATCCGGTTTGGTGATGCGCTACCTGTGACTCCAGTGCTGGGGTATATGGATAGGGCCCGTACCATGGCGAACGCACTGCTACCGTCTGCTTTAAATCAGGCGATAGCAGAAGCCATCAGGACGGCAAAATAAAAGCAGTAACTTATAAGTTAATTTCGCAAGCTTTTATGAAGCTGTTTACTGCAGTTGTCGATCCAGAAACATTGGCTGACATGGAATGCTGGTTTCCGCCATCCTTTGTTTGCACACCAACTAACACTTTGGATTTCGCCCCCTGAAGCTGCTTAAGCACTGTTTTTAGTTGGTCCGCGTCATCCGATTGAATCTGGAGGCTCTGAACATTACGTCTTGAAAGGGTAGCATCGAGCTTCACTGCGGTATTCCCGTCGACCTTCATTATCAGGTCCATTGGTACCTCTGATAGTGATTCGGTGCTTTTATCCATTTCAACGTATGCCGCCGATAGCTTTTCTTTAGTGCAGTCAAACACAATGGCGCCATTGTCGGATGAAACCTCGCCAAGCATCATTGCTTTCTTACCACCAGAGAAAAGGTCATCTTCAGTATTAGTTACCCACTGGGCATGAGCAATTGGTGATGCCAGCACTGCGGCTACGAAAGTTATTTTGATTATATTGTTACCCATTACATTCTCCTTGTATTGAATAGGAATAATCATAGTCGGAGCGAATGGTCGAAGCCAATAAAAAAATGGGTCCTTCCTGAGACTTTTGTAAGGTACGGGCATTGCGCGCCGCGGTGTTTTCCTAGCTACAACTTTCAGATTTGTGTCCCATGTCCCACCTCTGGCGATCATTACGGACACCTCGCCAGCTCTGGCTATTCCAGTTTATTCCAGTGGGACATTCTGGTGGGACATGGCAAAAATGTCCCAGGCGAATGTCCCACCCCAGAAAATGTCCCAGGTGATGTCCCATGACCACGATGAACCAGAGTCAGTACGCACAACATTCAGGTGTGGATCGCAAAACAATTGGTCGGTGGATTAAAGCCGGGCGCTTCATTGTGATGGACGGAGACCTGATTGACGTAGAGGCCAGCGATGCGGCATTGAAGAAAAACCGCGATGGCAAAGACCCGCGCGCCTCGAACGCGAAGAAAAAGAAAACTCCCGTCGTTAGCGATAACGATGATGACGGTGATGAAATCAATAAAACTGTCCGCCAGATAATGCTCACTGAAGGAGCAGATCTTTCGAGAGAGGAAGCGGGACGTATCCGCGAGAATTACATGGCCCTGCAGGCAAAGCTGCAGTATGAAAAAGACAGCGGCCAGCTTATTGAGCTGACAGCAGCCGAGGAGGTTTTATTCAACGCCTTTCGCCAACAGCGTGATGCCTGGCTTAACTGGCCGTCCAGGGTGGCGCCGCTAATGGCTGCTGATCTGGATGTACCGGCGGACAGGATGACAGAGGTGCTGATTGAACATGTCCACAAACACATCTCAGTCCTCGGAGAGCCAGAGTTTAACCCGGCAGAAGATTGAGCGTCTTGAATTAAGCGTCCGCAAAGGCTGGACACCCCCGCCGCGTATCAGTGTGCCGCAGTGGGCAGATGACTATCGTAAGCTGGCAAAAGAGGCTGGGAGCACTTCGGGAAACTGGGAAACATCGACGGTAGAAATTGCCCGCGGACCGATGCTTGCCGCGACGGAGTCCGGGGTTCATATCATCACTGTAATGTGCTGTACCCAGTTGATGAAGACAGCACTGCTGGAAAACCTTTTTGGCTATTTTGCCCACCTCGATCCTTGTCCGATACTGCTGCTGCAGCCGAAAGAAGAAGCCGCTGAACAGTTTTCGAAAGAGCGTATTAGCCCGCTGGTAAGGGTGACGCCGGTACTGCGTAAAATCATCGGTGATTCGAAACAGAAAAGCTCGAAAGAAACCATTCTTTACAAGGCATTCACTGGCGGATTTCTGGCGCTGGCGGGTGCTGGTAGCCCTGATAACCTTGCGCGTCGTCCGATTCGTGTCCTGCTGGCGGATGAAGTGGACAAGTACCCGATAACCCGCGAAGGCGATCCAATTGCGCTGGCCGAAGAGCGTACAGCGACATTTGGCCTGACCTGGCTGTCTGTACGCGCCTGTTCGCCGACGGTGGAGGATGAGAGCCGCATTGCTGACAGCTACGCCGACTCCGATCAGCGCCGGGCATCTGTGGTTTGCCCGCACTGTGGCCACCGCCAGTTCCCCGACTTTTTCAAACACGTTCAGTGGCCGAAAGAGGGAGATAAACACCTGACTAAATCGGCGATGCTCTATTGCGAATGCTGTGGTAGTGGCTGGTCCGAAGGACAGCGCCTCAGAGCTCTGCACACTATTCGATGGCATCAGACGCGCCCATTTGAGTGCTGCGGGGAGCGGCACTCACCGCTGATGGATTATGACCTTGCCTGGCGGGCGGCAGACGAGGGCAGCGTTGAAAAGGTCTGGCAATGGTCAGAGTCGGAACGGCATGCGGTCTATCGCGCAATCTGCCCCTCCTGTGGAAAGGAGGCAGTCGATAACCACCACGCGGGGTACCAGGCATCCAAGCTTTTCAGCCCCTGGCAAAAAGATAAGCCGTCGGATATTGCGAAAAAATATATCGATGCGAAGGGCGATCCGGATAAGGAACAGGCGTGGTGGAATACCCAGATGGGGCTTCCGCACCGACCTAATCATGGGAAACAGCTCCCTGTTGATGTTCTGCTGGCGCGCCGGGAAATATTTCCGGCCGTCGTTCCGGACGGGGTGGCATTGTTAACAGCTGGAGTTGATACCCAGGACGATCGCTTCGAAATTACGATCACCGGCTGGGGGAGAGATGAAGAATCGTGGTCGGTCGCGCATGACGTTATTTATGGTGACCTTGAGACGGAAGAACCCTGGAAGCGACTGGATGCATACCTAAAACAGATCTGGCGACGTGGTGACGGGCGCGGCCTGAATATCATGGCAACGTGCATGGACTCCGGTGGCCACCATACGCAGAAGGTATACGAATTCGCCAAAGAGCGTCTTGGCCGTCGTGTCTGGGCAATTAAGGGGGAGTCTGCACAGGGAGGTAAACGCAATCCTGTCTGGCCGACCAAACGACCATCATCGAAAAGCAAAGCCAGTTTCCGCCCTGTCATTCTGGGGGTTAACTCAGCGAAAGACGTGATACGCGGTCGCCTGTATCTTGAGCCACCCAAACCTGGCGCCGCCGCTGCGGGTTATATGCATTTTCCTGACGATCGCGATCTCGGGTACTTCAATCAGCTGCTGGCGGAGCGACTGGTTTACAAAGTCATTTCCGGGCAGCGGTACAGTATCTGGGAAGCAATACCAGGACGAGCTAACGAAGCGCTTGACTGCCTCGTTTACAGCTATGCCGCGCTGTGCGGTCTCAAACATATGGGGTTAAAACTCAACGTCCGGGCCGCCAACCTCGAAGCCGATCCGGATAAGTTCCTGCCAGCGCCAGTTGGACAGGAAGAAAAAATCAATTACGAGCTGCCGGGTGCGGTTATTGAAGAACCAGCGCCGGTCAAACGTAAGCGAATATCGCAACTCCTGCCGAAATAAGGAAAATCATGTTCAACCGGAACACCAGCCTGCTTGCCGGCGCAATGACTGACGATCAGCTCAGGGATGCGCTTGCGAAAGCTCAGCAGGCGTACATTGATTTAGCAACCGGGAGCCACGGTGTTTCGTTTTCCTATACGCAGGGAGACGGGACGCGATCAGTGTCCTATCAGCAAAGCACCCTGGCTGATCTGCTGGCCCTGATTCAACTTCTGCAGGCGCAACTGGGGATTATCTCTCGTCCCCGGAAACCAGCGAGGTTTAGATTCTGATGAATAAAGTACAGATACTGGGCTCTGATGGGCAGCCGTTGCGACAGCAGCGTCCCTCTATGCTGGTGGGGGGGAGCCGCGTACCTTATGACGCAGCTGACTCTTTCAGCGATCAACTGGCGAACTGGCAACCCGCGCTGTGGTCCCCGGACAATGAAATTAACATTTACCGGGATCGCATCGTGTCCCGCGCACGCGATCTGGTCCGTAATGACGGCTGGGCAAACGGTGCGGTCACACGTCTGCTGGATAATGCGGTTGGTGCCAACTTCCGCCCCATCATGAAACCCGATTACCGTGTTCTCAGAATGATCACCGGAAACAAGGCGTTTGATGCGTCCTGGGCGGAAGAGTACGGAAAAGCACTGGACGGGCACTGGCGGACCTGGAGTAACGATCCTGGCCGGTATTGTGATGTTGAACGAAAACTCACCGTGTCGCAGATGTTACGCCTGGGACTTCGTCATAAGCTTATTGACGGGGATGCTCTGGCCATTCTCCAGTACAGAACTGACAGGCTTGGTCCCGGAAGAGGGCGTTACGCCACCACGGTACAGATTGTCGATCCTGACCGCCTCAGTAATCCTCAGCAGAATTTCGATATGCCAAATGTCCGTGGTGGCGTTGAAATTGATGCGGACGGTGCGCCGGTTGCTTACCACATCAGGGAGGCCCATATCGGTGACTGGTGGAGCGGGGCTAAAACCATGACGTGGCAGCGTATCCCGCGTGAAACTGACTGGGGCCGCCCGCATGTGGTTCACGATTTTGATCATGAGCGTGGCGCGCAGCACCGCGGTAACGGCATCCTGACTCCGGTTATTCAGCGTCTGAAAATGCTGGTGAAGTATGACCAGAGTGAGCTTGAGGCAGCAATTCTTAATGCCATATTTGCCGCTTACATTGAGTCACCCTATGACCCTGCGATGGTTCAGTCTGCCCTGGGCGAGACCTATGACGAGTCGGAGTTAGGCACTTATCAGGACGGGCGTGTTGAGTTCCATAACGATCGGCGTCTGACACTTCAGAATGGTGCCCGAATGCCCATTCTTTATCCTGGTGAGAAAATCACGACGGTTAACGCGGCGCGGCCCTACAGCAATTTTGAAGTCTTCGAATCTGCTGTTCTCCGTAATTTTTCTTCAGGAACAGGGTTGTCCCCACAGCAGGTCACCCAGGACTGGTCTGACGTTAACTACAGTTCTGCACGCTCCTCGTTGCTGGAGGCATGGAAAACACTGACTCGCCGCCGGGACGATTTTTCTACCGGCTTCGCTCAGCCCATTCTCACCGCCTTTGTTGAAGAAGTTCACGACAATGAGGATTTACCCCTGCCCGCAGGCGCACCTGATTTTGTTGACGCCAGAGCCGCGTATTCTCGCGCGCGCTGGATGGGGCCAGGGCGCGGCTGGGTGGATCCGGTTGCAGAGAAAAAAGGCGCCATTCTTGGTCTGGATGCCGGACTTTCCACCCTCGAGATTGAGGTGGGTGAAAACGTCGGTGAAGACTGGGAAGAAGTGCTTGATCAGCGCCAGAGAGAAATTGAGTCATGTCTTAAACGCGGATTACCGCTTCCGAGCTGGGCACAGGCTGACCAGTTTGCGAGCCAGACCATTACCGATCCGGAGGAAAAGTGAATCTACCCCATCTGGCCCAGCGATTATTTAACACCCCGCTGGCGCTGCACCCGAGTAAAGCCGAAGTCATCATGGCATCCGTAATGGACCGATTTGGTATCAGTAAAATCGAATCTTCTCTTGCCATGGAGGATGACTGGTACGGATATGACGATAACCGGGGACGTGAATCCCGTAGTGATCCGGGTTATGACAATGTGCTGGGTGTCGCCGTCATCCCGATATGCGGAACGCTGGTGCAAAAACTGGGCAGTCTGCGTCCGTACAGTGGAATGACAGGGTATGACGGCATTCGTCAGGCGTTTCTTACTGCGATGGAAGATCCCGACATTTCGGGCATTTGCCTGGATATCGACTCACCCGGCGGCGAGGTCGCTGGATGCTTCGATCTGGTTGATGTCATTTACGGCTCCCGGGGGAAAAAGCCTATCCATGCCATTCTGACGGAAAGCGCTTATTCCGCTGCGTATGCCATTGCCAGTGCAGCGGACCGGATTTCTGTTCCGCGCACCGGCGGAGTGGGTTCTGTGGGTGTGATCACCATGCACCTTGACTGGACGCAGCGGATTAAAGATGACGGTCTTAAAGTTACGATCATCACCTATGGATCCCGCAAGGCTGAAGGTTCGCCGCTGAGAGAGTTGTCAGATGAAGCGCTGGCCGCCATCCAGCAGGACATTAACACCATGGGCGAATTGTTTGTGAACACTGTTGCCAGAAACCGGGGGATTAGCGCAAAGGTTATAAAAAGTACCCAGGCCGCCTGTTTTATGGCTGCTGATGGCGTTGAAATTGGACTGGCTGATGAGGTGTGTCCTCCTGACGCTGCGTTCAAAAACTTACTTGAAAAAACAGGAGCCTGAAATGGCAAAGAAAAAGACGTTTAGTTTTGCTCACCTCATTGGTCTTGGCCCTTCCGCTTCTGAGGAAGAAGAGGATAAAAAAGCCAAAAAAGCGAAAGCCCGTCGCGCGGAAGAGGACGAGCGCGAAGATGATGCCGATGATGATGAGCGCGACGACGACGCGGAAGAAGACGAACGCGACGATGATGCTGAAGATGACGGCGATGATCCGGATGCGTCAGAAGATGATGATTCTGAAGACGACGGCGACGACGATCGCAAAGAGAGTAAGGCGGTAAAAAATGCACGCGCTGCTGAGCGTAAACGCTGCGCCCGTATTTTCGGCAGTAAGCATGCAGCTGCGAATCCTTCACTGGCCGCGTCACTGGCTTTCAATACCGGGATGAGTTCTGCGGCAGCAATTAATGTCCTAGCCTCTTCGGCTCCGGCCGCAGCCGCATCTCAGCCATCCCGTAAACGCTCTCTCGATCAGCGTATGCAGGAAAGCCACCAGGTCCGGCTTAATCCGGATAGCGGACAGAAAGAGACCGGAAAGTCTGCGCTGGTAAGTAAAATGACCGGCCTCTACAACTCCACAAGAGGAGAGAAATAATGGATCAGTTTGGTCAGAATGCGTTTGCGCCTGGCATGAAGAGCGCGCTGTTTGTTCCGGATCAGCTTGTCGCTGGCACGCTCCAGCTGGTGACTGACACCGGGATCATTACGGGCGGTGCCTTTAAGCGTGGTACTGTCCTGGGCCTGGTGGCTGCCAGCGGGAAATACACGCAATGTGTGAAAACGGCTGAAGATGGCAGTCAGTTACCCGTTGCTATTCTGGTTGATGATGTTGATGCATCGTCTTCCGATCAGAACGGCGGCCTGTATCTGATGGGGGAATTCAACCAGCACCGAATTATTTTTGATAACTCCTGGACGACCGCTGACCTGAAAAAAGCGCTCCGACCGCTGGCTATCTTCCTGAAAGACAGTGACCAGGCACCTGTAACCACCTCCTGATTTCCCCCACGGCTCTCCTGACGAATGCTTTAACTGGCAGGGGCTGGCTCGTTTAAATTTTTTGCCAGCTGCGGCTGGCACTATCAAGAGACTGAATATGGAAAATATTTTTGATACCAGCGTGCTGGTGCAGGTTGTTCCTAACCTGAAAACCAGTCAGAACTGGCTGCTCGATCGCTTCTTCCCGAATGTCGTGACTTACGAGACTGAAGAAGTGGCGATTGATGTTGATGTCGGCCTGCGTCGTATGGCGCCGTTCGTCTCCCCGCTGGTGGAAGGTAAGCTGGTCGAATCCCGTAAATACCAGACCAATACCTTCAAACCGGCATACATCAAAGATAAGCGCGCTCCGGACCTGCGCAAACCTATCCGCCGCCAGATTGGTGAGCGTATTGGCGGGGAATATACCGCTGCCGAGCGCGAAATGCTGAACCTTCAGTTTGAAATGACTGACCAGATTGACATGATCAACCGTCGTCTGGAATGGATGGCGGCGAGTGCGCTGGTGTCTGGGACCGTAACCGTCGCCGGGGAGGGCTATGAAACTAAGGTGGTGGATTTCGGGCGTGCTTCGGATCTGACCATCACTCTTAGCGGCTCGGATAAATGGCCACTGACCGTTGCAGCTGGCGCTACCAATACCCAGCCATCAGATGACATTGAAATCTGGCAGACTACTTTCCTGAAAGAGTCCGGCTCTGTCGCCACGGATCTGGTCTTTACGAATAAGTCATGGCGTGCATTCCGACTGGATACCACCATCAAGGATAACGCCATTACATTCCCGGCGCTGAGCCCGTTTGGTAACCAGATTAACGCCGGCCCACAGGTAATGAAGGGCGCAATTTATAAAGGGCGCTGGGGTAACTTTGACCTCTGGTTATATAACGACTGGTTTATTGACCCGCTGGACAACGTCGAGAAGCCTATGATCCCCGATGGCGCTGTCATTATGAGTGGTGCCGATCTGATGGGTACCCGCGCCTTTGGCGTTATCCTGGACCCGGCTTTCAACTACGGTCCGCTGGCTTATGCGCCAAAATCCTGGGTGAAAGAAGATCCAGCCCAGCGTCTTATCCTGATGCAATCCTCCCCGCTGGTTATTCCGAGCCGGGTAAATGCATCCCTCTGCGCAACGGTGGTCTGATATGGCAAAACAACCTAATACCGGGCTGGCTGATGATCTGAATGCAGAAGGATCTGCCAAAGACGGCCTGAGCGTTGACAACCTGAATGCTGGCGATAACACCCAGGAAAAACAGCCTTTGAGCAAAACAGATGATGCCGAATTGTCTGTTGATGACGATGGTGGTGACGAAAAATCCGGAGACACTGAATCGCAGGAGTATGTGGTGTTGAAAGGGAATTGCATTCGTCATGACGGGGAGATGTACCGCGAAAATATGCGCATCCCTGTAACCGGCAAAGATGCTGAGCGTCTTCTGCAGTCCGGCGTTATTGCTGATGTTGATGTGCTTCGTAAGCGAGTTCTTGCTTCTCAGCCATCAGTTTCAGTTACGACAGGGTAATGACATGGGCGTGGACTGGGATTCTCATCTTCTGAGTCCGCTGCATGATGTCTTTGGCGATGAGCACGAGTACCGTCCACGTAACGGTACTCCTTTTACAATTAACGGGATTTTTGACCGTGGTTATGCGCAGGTTGCTGAAAACCTTGATGGCGATTCAGAAATTAACACCTCCAGCCCGATGTTGGGTGTGCGCGATGCTGAATTTCGCAAGCTGGGTAAATCGCAACCTGCTGTATCTGACCGGGTATTTATAAAGACGGTCGGTGGTCACATCATCAATCAGTTATTTGTTGTGTCAAACGTCGAACCCGACAGTCATGGCGGATCTCGTCTTGTCCTCAATGTGGTAAAACCGCGATGAATTCAGCAGCGATACGGCAAATGGTTGTCACTGCACTAACCGGGACAACCAGCGCGGGCGACCGCGTATTCTCTCCACGCGACTGGTCAACTTCACCAGATATGTATCCTGTGTTGTTGGTTCAGACGCCTTTTGAACAGAAAAAATCACAGGGGCGTAATACCCCTGCTTTTACCACCCTCACCACTGTCAGGATCACTGGGCGCGTTCAGGAGTATGACGGCGATACAGTGGATGATGGAGCCATGCGGGCAGAGCTGGCGCTTGAAAGCCTTCGCGAGCAGGTGGAGCGCGCGGTGATCAACAGCTACGAACTGACGCGGAATATTCAGAAATACGCGGAAGTTCGTTCAACCATCAATGTTGATTCAGAAGGAGAGGCCCATATGGGGCAGCTTCTTTTCGAGATCGACATAGAGCATTACCAGGGGCCGGAAGATTTTTATCCTGTCCAGTCGGTTCCCCTTGAGGGCATGGATATTGCGGTCGATATGCCAGACGGCACAGTTAAACCGGGTATCAGCCTCAATCTTCAGGAGTAATCCATGTTTGTTAAGCCGAACAACGGGCTCAGCGTTCGCTGCCCCGTCAAGGGCATCCCATTGCCTAAAGAGGGTGCTGAAGTACCTGACAATATTTTCTGGCGTCGCCGTCTGAGCGATGGGGACGTGATCCTCTCTAAAAAGGATGAGGGCGCGCCAGAGAAACAATCATTACCTAAAAAAGCGGGAGAAAATGAATGACCGTACCTTTCGCTCGTGTTCCCGATAACCTGCGGGTAGGGCTTTTCTTCGTTGAGTTTGATAACTCAATGGCGAATAACGCCACTGCCACGCAGCGCACCCTGCTTATCGGTGGGATGCTCAGTACCGGCTCAACCCCCCCTGGTATTCCGCAGCGAGTTTCCTCTTCGGATACCGTCGGTGAGCTGACAGGAAAAGGGGGAATTCTGCAGGCCATGATGGCGGCGTATCAGAAAAATGATACCGCAGCCGAAGTCTGGATCCTGCCGCTGGAGGAAGACTCCGATTCCATGGTGGCTGCAACCGGCACCATTAAAGTGAGCAGCGCACCGACGGCAACCGGAGTGATCTCCCTTTATATTGCTGGTGAGCGCATTCAGTTGACCGTTGTAGCAACAGATACGGTGGCAGCGATCGCCACCTCTCTGGCCGCGGCGATTAACGCAAAAACCACGCTACCTGTAACCGCAAGTGCGACTACGGATACCGTAACCCTGACCGCGAAGAATCTTGGTGCTACGGGTAATGGGATCGACATTCGCCTGAACTTCCTCGGCTTACCTGGAGGCGAGTCCACACCTGCAGGCCTGGAACTGACGATTACTGCTATGTCTAACGGAGTCGGGGCTCCGGATATTACCGGCGAGCTGGCAAACCTGCAGGATCGGACATTCGATTTCATCATCAACCCTTACGACGATACAACCTCGTTGAATGTGATGAAGGAGTTCCTGTCAGACACTGGCGGTCGCTGGGCATGGGACAAGCAGCTTTATGGCCATTCCTTTGGTACCACCACCGGGACTTACGCCCAGCTCGGTACCAAAGGTGAGCTGCGCAATAACCAGCATGAGACCCTGCTGGGCGTAAATAAATCGCCGTCCCCTTCCTGGGCATGGTCTGCAGCTTACACCGGCGCAGCTGCGGTGAGTCTGCGTAATGACCCCGGCCGCCCGCTACAGTCGCTCGCTGTTCAGGGGGTGCTTGCGCCAGAACTGCAGGATCGCTTTGAGCTGACCGAGCGTAACAATCTGCTGTACAGCGGCATTTCGACATTTACGGTCGATGACGATGGCACGGTGCGCATTGAAAACCTGATCACCACCTACCAGAAAAACAGCTATGGCGATGCAGATGACAGTTATCTGGAAGTGGAGACGCTGTTCAGCCTGATGTTTGTGACCCGCTACCTGCGCACAGCGGTGACCAGCAAGTTTGGCCGTATGAAGCTTGCTGCGGATGGAACCCGATTTGCACCTGGCGCGGCGATCGTCACGCCAAACATTATCAAGGCCGATCAGATTGCCGAGTACCAGACTCTGGTATGGAACGGTTATGCGCAGGATGCGGAGGCATTCGCAAAAAATATCATCGTCGAGCAGAACGCCAAAAATCCGAACCGCGTCGATGTGCTGTGGCCGGGAACCCTCATGAACCAGTTGCGCATTTTCGCGCTGCTCAATCAGTTCCGCACTCGGGCTGAATCAACAGGAGCTTAAACGATGGCAGGTGATACTACTAACCGCCTGGCGGGAACCGCCTATGTCACTGTTAACGGTGTGACGGTAATGGTGGAGGGCTCGTTTAAATACCAGGCTGCCACCGTAAACCGTACCACCCTGACAGGGATGGATGGTGTGCACGGATATAAGGAAAAACCTGTGGCGCCATACATTTCTGCCCGACTGCGTGACAGTGGCGGAACGAATGTGCAGGGCTTTAACCAGCAGACGAACGTCAACGTGATCGCCGAGCTGGCTAACGGGAAAACTATCATTGGCCGTTCACTCTGGACGGTCAACGTCCAGGAAGTGGAAAGCGAAGATGCAGTATTTGATGTTCGCTGGGAAGGCCGCGACGTAACGGAGAACTAAGATGGCTGAGATTGAACGCGTTAAAACCATTCCATTAACCGTAGCGCTGGATGATGCTGCGGAGAAGACCACTTATACGCAGCTGGAGCTGAAAGCACCCACGCTAAGCCAGGCTGAGCAGTTTTACGAGAAACAGGCTGCGTCAACGTCGCTCGCGGCGATGCGCCTGCTTATTGCGCTGGTTTCCGGTACGCGTGAAAGCGTACTGCAGCCGATGGATTTTCTCGACTTCCGTAAGTGTGAGGAGTATCTGCTCAGTTTTTTGACCTGGAAGCCCTGACAACCTGGCAGGAAATGGCCGCTGACGTCACCTTCTATTTCCGCTGGTCTGAGGACAGGGCGTGGGGAATGACCCGCGCCCGGCTGAAATGGTGGGTGGCGCAGGCATCCCGGATAAACAAGCTTAGGAAACCTGAAGACGATGAGTAATTCTTTTGATTTTGAGCTGGTGGCCAGCGACCAGGTTAGCGAGGCTATAGACCGCATTAATGAGGCTGTCCGTGACCTGGAGCCGAAGCTAGATAAAACTAAAGAAGGGCTCAAGTTAGGCGGTCAGGAAACAGCCGACGGACTGAGCGGTTTTATTTCTCGCCTCGAGAATATGTCGAAGAGCGCGCGGGATAACGTGCAGTTTATTGGCGACATGGTTCCCCCTCTGAAAATGGTGGGGGAGCTCACGGGGAAGATGGGGGCGCTGGGGTTAGCCGGTGCTGCCGGCTACGGACTGAAACAGGTCGCTTATGGATTTCGGGAGGCATCCCGTCAGGCCTATAATCTTGATGTCTCGGCAAAAAATGCGGGAATGCGCGTTGACGATTTTACCCGACTTTCCGGGGCAATGCGTATTCTTGGGGCAGACAGCGAG